TATGAAGAAGAAACTCACTAGCAAGAAAACTGCTAGTGATCCTAATAGCCGTATTAACAAATCACTTAGAGCGTGGAAGTGCTAGTATGAAAAGGACTAAGTTTGGGGAAGCTTTTGCTTCTGCCCGCAAAGCAGGAAAGAAAACCTTTGAGTTTGGCGGTAAGTCCTACACGACTGAGACCAAAGAAGAGAAGGCTGGCGCTACGGCTAAAAAGGCTGTGCGCAGTTTTTCCGCGAACGCCGTTCCCGGTCGCCGGCAGCCCAAGCCCAAAATGGGCGGTGGCGCTGCGCCGACTCCGGCTCGCAGCCCGTCTAAAGAGATGCGTGGCGCTGGTGCCATCGGTCGTGGCGGCAAAGATCCTGTTGCCCCGCCTAATATGCGTGGTGTGAACCAGACCCCGATCACGGGTAAGGACATTGCCAAGAGCATGGCGACCGGCGCGCTAAAGGGCGCGACTATGGCTGGTGGGGCTGGTGCCGCACGCATGGGTGCCCGTGCAGCCGGTAGTGCCGCTACGAAGGGTGTCGTGAAGGCGGCTAAGAGGATGTTCCCCTACAAGAAGGATTTCCTCGCTCGTACGGGCCCGGGTGAAGTCGCAGGCCCGGTGCGCATCATGCGGCCGAAAGCAAAGCCGAAGGCTAAGCCGAAAGCAAAGCCGAAGGCTAAGTGAAGAAACGAAAGCCCAAGGAAGAGGTTGTGATGGGGGAGTTCAAACGTGGCTCCCTCAAGAGCAGCAGTGGCCGTAAAGTCGCTAACCGTAAACAAGCCGTTGCTATCGCACTGAGCGAAGCGGGCAAATCTAAGAGGAAGAAGTAATGGCCGAGAACCGTGAACAGAAGGCTGCTCGTCGCTACCGTCATGGCTCCGAAGAGTACCGTGGTATGAAACGTGAAAATTTCCGTGAACTGAGGGATGATATGAAGAAGCGTGCTATGAGCCCGGGTAAGTCTATCATGGATGCGGGCAAGCGAATTAAGAAGGCGGTTGGCATGGCTAAGGGCGGCTTTGTCAGAGCTGCTGATGGCTGCGTCAAAAATGGTAGGACAAAGGGACAGTTTGTCTAATGCGAGCCTCGCGTGGCATGGGGGACATTAGTCCTATGAAGCGGAAAGCAGTTAGCAAAAAGCAGGACGGAGGGAAACCCGGTCTGTACGCGAACATCCACGCCAAGAAAAAGCGTATTGCAGAAGGTTCCGGTGAGAAGATGAGGAAGCCGGGGGCCAAAGGTGCCCCCACTTCTGTAGCGTTTAAGAAGTCCAAACTGACGGCTAAGAAATGACTACCACTGCAACCACTGCGTTCAATCTGAACCTCAACGAGTTGATCGAGGAGGCATTTGAGCGGGCGGGTGCTGAGCTTCGCACGGGCTACGATTTCCGTACCGCACGGCGTAGTCTGAACTTGATGTTTGCAGAGTGGGCAAATCGTGGGATTAACTTGTGGACAGTTGAGCAAGGAACGATAAATCTCCTTGCAAATCAAGCCACTTACGATCTTCCAATAGACACCGTTGATCTGATTGAACATGTAATCCGTACCAACGCAGGTACTCCGGATCAGATTGATATCGCGATTTCACGTATCACGATCTCGACTTACGCATCACTGCCGACTAAGACTGCAACGGGCCGTCCCATTCAGGTCTACATCGACCGGCAAAGCGGAGCGACCAACCCCGGCCCTACGGTGGCGAATCCAACGGTCACGCTCTGGCCGGTACCGAATATCTCAGACACCTACCAACTCATCTACTGGCGTCTCCGGCGCATGTTGGATGCGGGAACTGGTGTGAACACGCAGGACATTCCGTTCCGATTCCTGCCGTGCATGGTGGCAGGATTGGCCTACTACGTGGCGTTGAAGATTCCCGGCGCGGCTGAGCAGCTTCCGATGCTGAAACAGATGTACGACGAGGCTTGGCAGCAGGCGCAGGACGAGGACCGCGACCGCTCAAGTTGGCGGATCGTCCCCCGTGAAATGTATATCTAATGGCAAGTAAGTTTACTGCTGGCAAGAAGGCTATCGCGGAATGCGACCGGTGCGGTCAGCGGTACCTCCTCAAGCAGTTAAAAGCCTTGATTATCCGCACCAAGAATACGAATATCTTGGTGTGCCCAACGTGCTGGGAGCCTGACCATCCGCAGAACATGCAGGGCATGTATCCCGTGCAGGATCCGCAGGCTATTCAGAACCCGAGGCGAGACAATACGTACAGAGTGTCTGGCATAACGGTCAACAATACGCTAGGGGGTGGTAGTCGAGTCATTCAATGGGGGTGGAATCCTGTTGGTATGCCGGATAATGGATTAACACCAAACGATCTTATAGCGGTTGGGCAAGTAGGAATAGTTGAGGTAATTATATCATGAAGTCTAAGAAGCATCTCGAAAAGCATCATTCTATTAATAAAGAGGTTGTTAAGGGCATGAATCAAGGCGGTCGCCCCGGGAAAGTTAAAACTCGCGGTACCGGAGCAGCTACGAAGGGAACAATGTCTAGCAACAAGCTGGCCTAAAAATGAACTATACGTCTTTAGTTACCGAGGTTCAGACTTACACCGAGAACTCGTTCGTTACGGCGGACATAAATACGTTCATTCGGCAGGCTGAACAGAGAATATACAATGCGGTGCAACTGCCCGCGTTACGTAAAAACTCGACCGGTAACTTAACTGCAGGGAATAAATACTTAACCACTCCCGATGATTGGTTGGCTACATATTCTCTTGCAGTTGTTGACACTAATGGAGAGTTCAATTACCTATTGAACAAAGACGTTAATTTTATTCGGGCAGCATATCCGTTTCCTAGTGACCAAGGACTGCCCGAATATTATGCGTTGTTCGACCAGAATACGTTTATTCTCGGCCCTACTCCAGACGATATTTATGCAGTAGAACTTCATTATTTTTATTACCCAGAATCTATTATTGATGCGGGTAATTCTTGGGTTGGAGATAACTTTGATTCTGTTTTGCTTTATGGGACTCTTCTTGAAGCCTATACGTTCATGAAGGGCGAAGCAGATGTGTTAGCAGAGTATCAGAAACGCTATGATGGGGCTATGGCGCTTCTGAAGCAGCTTGGGGATGCTAAGAATCGTCAGGATGCCTATCGCTCTGGACAGGTCAGGAATCCTGTAACATAAGAGGTGGGGGATGTTTGAAGCTACGGGTGGGGTCGGAAATGCGTTTGTAGTCACCACGAATAATCGAGGTATGTCTTCGGATGAGTGGGTTGAGTTGGCGACTAACAAAATTGTGTCTGTTTCCGATACGGCTCCTATGCCAATTCGCGAACAGGCTATGGCGTTTAGAGAACAAATTAAGTACGTGCTTGCGTTTTATTTCAAAAAAGTAGCCAAGAGTGAGCGTACAACCATTGCGGCTAAACTCCGAGCCGAAGGGCTTGGACACATCGCAGATAAAATTGAAGATATCTAAGTAGGAGATATACGATGCCGATTACTCAGGCAATGTGCACCAGCTTCAAGTCGGAGCTTATGCAGGCGCTGCACAATTTCACTACCTCTACCGGTAACGCATTCAAGATTGCGCTATACACTTCGTCTGCTACGCTTGACGCGACCACCACCGCGTACAGCGCTACGAATGAGGTGACGGGGTCTGGGTACGCGGCGGGCGGCAACACGCTCACGAACGTCACCCCGACTACCTCGGGCACCACTGCATACACCGACTTCGCGGACACCACTTGGTCTACTGCGACTATCACCGCTCGCGGCGCGCTGATTTACAACAGCACGAACTCTGATCGTTCGGTGGTTGTGTTGGACTTCGGTTCAGACAAGACTTCGACGGCTGGTGACTTTACGATTCAATTTCCTGTCGCTGACGCAGCTACTGCGATTATCAGGATTGCGTAGTGGTCCCTACCGGAGAAGAAATATCCGGGTTTGTTGGACTTATTTGGAAGGCGTAAACAATGGCCAATCAAACCGTCACCACCGTCGTCAACTACGACGATGCCGCAATCTCTGGCTCGGATGCCGGACTGACAAAACTTGTCATAGCCAGAGGTCTGTAATGGCATTCGTCCTCGAGGTCACCAAAACAGCAGGCACTGAAGGCGTTTC